AAGCGCCTGTCCGACGTCTTCAACGACCGCATGGCCAAGCTCGGCGATGATGCGCCGTATAAGCCGTGGGGGAGAAACGCGGCATGAACTGGCTCGCCGACAAAATCGAGCGCTGGCCGACCGAGCGCCTGTTGCCCTACATCCGCAACCCGCGCACGCACTCGGATGAGCAGATTGCTCAGATTGCCGCATCGATTGCCGAATTTGGCTTCGTCAAGGACTACACCGGCCGGCAGGCGGTGCTGGAGTCCACCGGCCAGAGCTTTGACGAGGTGGCGGCCGCGAGGGCTTGAGCATGGCGACCGGCAGCTTCAGCGACTACGCCCGCCACATCGGCGCGTCCCCGGCCTACGTGAGCAAGCTCAAGCGCCAGGGCCGGCTGGTGACGCGCGAGGTGGACGGCAAGCAGGTGGTTGACTTTGAGCTGTCCGACCGCCTGGTGCGCAACACCACCGACCTGGGCCGGGCCGGCAACGGGCGCAACGCCGCGCCCAATGCCGCGCCCTCGCGGCCGGTGGCGCAGTTGGCCGAGACGGGAAAAATCGATGTTATCTTCCGCCAGGCGCAGGCGCAGGAGCGCGCGTTCGCGGCCAAGATCGAGGAGCTGAAATACAAGGAAATGGCGGGGCAGCTCATCCGCATCGACGCCGTGCGGGCTGCCTGGGCCAAGCGCATCGCCAGCGCGCGTGACGCGCTGCTGCAGATCCCGCACCGCCTGGCGCCGGTGCTGGCGGCCGAGTCGGACATGGAGCGCGTGGCGCAGCTGCTCGAGGACGAGCTGCGCAACGCCTTGGCCGAGCTGAGCCGCGGCGAGGAATTGCAGGGGGCGTGACGGTGGGCGCCATGGAGCAGGTCACCACCGAGGACGAGCTGCGCGCCGACGCGCTGCTGGCCGAGTTGTTCGCGGAGTTCATGCGGCCGCCGGCGGCGGTCACGGTGAGCCAGTGGGCCGACGGCCACCGCATTCTGTCGGGCAAAGCGTCGAGCGAGCCTGGGCCATGGCGCACCGACCGCACGCCGTATCTGCGCCAGATCATGGACGACCTGTCGGCGCGTTCGAGCGTGCAGGAGGTGGTGGTGATGTTCGCCGCGCAGCTGGGCAAGTCGGAATGCGGCATGAACTGGCTGGGCTACATCATCGACAACGAGCCGGGGCCGGTCATGGTGGTGCAGCCCACCACCGACATGGCTAAGCGCTTCAGCAGGCAACGCATCGCGCCGATGCTGGAGGAGACGCCGGTGCTGCGGCGAAAGGTACGCGAAAACCGCAGCCGTGACGACGCCAACACCACGCTGATGAAGGACTTTGCCGGCGGCGTGCTGGTGGTGTCTGGTGCCAACAGCGCGGCCAGCCTGCGCTCGATGCCGGTGCGCTACCTGTTCCTGGACGAGATCGACGCCTACCCGCTGGACGTCGATGGCGAAGGCGACCCGGTGGCGCTGGCCGAGAAGCGTACCAGCACCTTCGCGCGGCGCAAGGTGCTCAAGGTATCGACGCCGACCACCAAGGACTTCAGCCGAATCGAGTCGGCCTACCTGGCCACCAACGCCTGCCGCTTCTGGGTGCCGTGTCCGCACTGCGGCGAGTATCAGGTGCTTGAGTGGGGCGCCAACACCCCGCACGGCCTGCGATGGGACAAGCTGCCCGACGGCACGCCGGATCTGTCCACGGTGCATTACGTCTGCGCGCACTGCGGCGCGGCCATCGAGGAGCACCACAAGCCCGCCATGCTGGCCGCCGGCGAGTGGCGCGCCAGCAAGGTGGCGGCGCGTCCTGGACGCATGACGGGCTACCACCTCAACGCGCTGTACGCGCCGCTGGGCTGGATCAGCTGGGCCGACCTGGTGGCGCAGTGGCACGAGGCGACGATGGCGGCCAAGCAGGGCGACGTGTCGCGCCTCAAGACCTTCACCAACACGGTGCTGGCCGAGACCTGGGAGGAGCAGGGCGACAAGGTGGCGGGGCACGAGCTGGCGCGNCGCGCNGAGGATTACCCGCTGGGCACAGTGCCGCACGGCGGGCTGCTGCTGACGATGGGCGTGGACGTGCAGGCCGACCGCATCGAGTGCCGCGTGTGGGCCTGGGGCCGCGGCCAGGAGAGCTGGCTGGTGCAGCGCGAGATCATCTACGGCGACCCGGCCATCGAGGAGGGGCTGCCGGGCAGCGTGTGGACGCAGCTGACCGAGCGCCGCCGCACCCCATTCCTGCACGCCAGCGGCAGCCAGCTGCTGGTGGCGGCCTGCGCCATCGACACCGGCGGCCACCACACGCAGCAGGTCTACGCCTACGTGCGGGCGCACCAGCACGCCAACGTGCTGGCGGTCAAGGGCAGCAGCACACGCGGCAAGTCGGTGCTCAGCAGGCCCACCGACGTCGGAGGTGACGATGGCGCGGCCACGCGCATCCCGCGCGGCCTCGAAGTTGTGGCTGGTGGGCACGGATATCGTCAAGGGCCTGATCTACGGGCGGCTGCGTCAGTCGGTGCCGGGTCCGGGCTACATCCACCTTCCCAAGGCGCTGGCCACTACAGACGAGTTCGACCAGCTGACGGCCGAGCGCCTAGTGACCCGGTACGTCAAGGGCCACGCTCGCATGGAGTGGGTCAAGCCAAGCGGCAGGCGCAACGAGGCGCTGGACTGCGCGGTGTACGCCTACGCGGCCGCCGTGTGGGCTGGCATCGAGCGCTACACCGAGACGCAGTGGCGGCGNCTGGAGGACAGCGTGGCGCCGCGCGTGAGCGACCAGCCCGCGGCAGCGCCGGTGGCAAACATGCGGGCATCAGACGACAATCCGGCAGCCAGCGCTGCTGCCGCCGCAGAATCCGCGCCACAGCCNNAGCCCNNGCCCAAGCCCAATCCCCTGTTCCAAAGGCCCTCCCGGCGGCCGGTCCAGCCAACGCGAGTATGGTGATGAGCAAAACACGACAAACAGCCAACAGCGGCAAGACCGCCCCGCCGCCGGCCGACCTGTCCGCCGTCCTGGCCGCGGTGGAGCACACCGACGATGTGGTGGAGTACACGCTGCGCGTGGTGATGGCCATGGCGCCCGGCTTTTCGGCCGCGGTACGCGAGGCGGCCGAGCGCCACGTGCGCGAGCTGTTCGGCGGCAGCCAGGTCTATGTGCCGCGCCGCGCCGGCGACGGCCGCGCGTTGCGCAACGACGCCATCCGGCGCGACTACCGCAACGGCGAGCGCATCGGCCTGCTGGCGCGCCGCTACGGCCTGAGCCCCGCGCAGATTTGGCGTATTGTCAATGGTGTCTGATGGGCATTTCATTGCTCACGTAGCGGATGCAAGCGCNGCGCGCTGATGATCGGAGCAGACCATGGCCGATATTCCGACCACTGAACCCGCAGCCGTCAANGCNGGCGANACCGTGCGCTGGNGNCGCNCGNTGGCCGACTACCCGGCCAGCGCGGGCTGGGTGCTGACGTACACGCTGCTCAACAGCGCGGGCAAGATCACGATCACGGCCAGCGCGCAGGGCGATGACCACCTGGTGAACGTGCCCGCCGCGACCACGGCCGGCTGGACCGCTGGCGACTACGCCTGGCGCGCGCAAGTGAGCAAGGCGGGCGAGGTCTACACCGTGGCCGAGGGCCGCATGACGGTGCGGCCTAGCTTTGCGGCGCCCACGCTGGAGACGCGCAGCCTGGCGCGCCGGGCGCTGGATGCCGTGGAGGCCTATTTGGCCGATCCCAACAACATCAGCGCCGCGCAGTACGAGATTGCCGGCCGGCAGCTGCGCCGCCACACACTGACGGAGCTGTGGGCGCACCGCGACCGCCTGCGCCTGGAGGTGCTGCGCGAGGAGCAGGCCGAGCGACTGGCGGCGGGCCTGCCTGATCGGCGGCGCGTCNTTGTGAGGTTTGGCGCATGAAGCTGATGGACCGCGTGCGCGGCATGTTTTCGCGCGGGGCGCCGGCGCGTGGCGCTCAGGTGCGCCGCTTCCAGGCCGCGCGCATCGACCGCCTGACGGCCGACTGGCTGGCCACGACGCAATCGATCAATGAGGAGCTGCGCGGCGACCTGGACCGGCTGCGCGCACGCGGGCGCGAGCTGGTCAACAACAACGACTACGCGCGCAAGTTCCGCGCGATGGTCGAGGACAACATCATCGGCCCGAGCGGCATCCGCCTGCAGGTGCGCGTGGAGGATCGGCCGGGACAGCCCGACCGCCTTGCCAATGCGGCTATCGAGCAAGCCTGGCGCGAGTGGTCGCGCCAGTGCGATGTGACCGGCAGGCAAACGCTGCGCGACCTGTGCGTAACCCTGGTGGGCGGGATGCCCAGCGACGGCGAGTTTCTGGTGCGGCGCGTGCGCGGGCCGGAGGCGGGCAACCGCTTCGGCTACGCGTTGCAGCTGATCGACGTGGACCGCATCGACACCACGTACAACGGCCGGCACGGCGCGAACGCGGTGATCATGGGTGTGGAGGTGGACGCCTACCGCCGCCCGGTGGCGGTGCACATTTTCGCGGCCCACCCCAACGACGGCATCCACAGCAACCGCCAGCGCGTGCGGCTGCCGATGGACGAGGTGATCCACGGCTTCAAGGTGGAGCGGGCCGAGCAGCTGCGCGGCATCCCGTGGATGGCGCCGGGCATGCTGAGCCTGCACCACCTGGGCAACTTCAAGCTGGCGGCGCTGCTGGCGGCCGAGCATGGCGCGAACCACTACGGCTTTTTCACGACGCCCGACGGGCAGGCGCCCATCGGTGGGCTGGACGACAGCGGCCAGCCGATTGTGACCAGCCAGCCGGGCACGTTCGACACGCTGCCGGCTGGCGTGTCGTTCCAGCCCTACGACAGCAAGTACCCCGAGACGAACTTCGCGCCCTTCGTCAAGACGACCCTGCAGCGCATCGCGTCGGGCTGGGGCGTGGCGTACCACAGCCTGGCCAACGACCTGGAAGGCGTCAGCTTCAGCTCCATCCGCAGCGGCACGCTGGAGGAGCGCGACCGCTGGATGGCCGACCAGGAGTGGTTCATCGCCACCTTCCTGGAGCCGGTATTCCGCGACTGGCTGCAGATGGCGTTGCTCATGGGCGCCATCACCATGCCCAACGGCAGCGCGCTGCCAGCGGCCAAGATCGAGAAATTCAGCCGTCACGAGTGGCAGGCGCGCCGCTGGGACTGGGTGGACCCCAAGGCCGACACCGAGGCCAACATCCTGAAGGTGAAGGCGGGCCTGATGTCGCCGCAAGACCTCGCCGCGGCGATGGGCTACGACTTCGAGGACACGCTCAAGGCCATCCAGCAGGCGCAGCAGCTGGCCTCCGAGTTCGGCGTGCGCCTGACCGCCTACGACGCCACGCCGGGGGCGGAATCAGCCGTCGCGCCTGCGGCCGATGCCACCTGATTGTCTCCTTTGGGTTGAGGAACCCTGCCTTGCGCCCGCCACCCGGCGGGTGTTTTTTTTGCATCGCTCACGTAGCGGATGAAATGCCGCCGCCGGTGCAATGGCGGCATGAGCAAACACCTGCCCGCCAATCTGGCCCGCCACCTGCAGAAAGGCCGCGCCGAGCGATCGCTGCTGGTGGATCGCCAGGCGATTGATGAGGACGCACGCACGGCCACGTTGGCTTTTGCGAGCGAGACGCCATACGAGCGCCATCTGGGGCATCGAGATTNTGGANGTGACCGCCACGTCCATGCGCCAGGGCCGTCTGCGCTCNGGCGCGAACCTGCTGATGGACCACGACTGGAAGGANGTCGTGGGCGTCGTCGAATCCGTCGAGATCGGTGCGGACCGGGTAGCCCGCGCCGTGGTGCGCTTCGGAAAAAGCGCTCGTGCGGAGGAAGTGTGGCAGGACGTGCGCGACGGCATCCGCCGCAACGTGTCCGTCGGCTACATCATCCACAAGGCGCAACTGGTCGAGACGAAGGATGGGCTGGAAACCTATCGCGTCACAGACTGGGAGCCTTTCGAGATCAGCCTGGTGAGCGTGCCGGCTGACGCAACCGTTGGCGTCGGCCGCAGCGCCGATGACGCGGGCGACGCGCCCGCGGCCGTCGAGTCCGCCCCAGCAGCCGCCGCAGCTTCGGAATCCGAAGCGCAACCCACCCCCATCTCTGAGGAAAAAGCCATGACTGATAAAGTCGAAGTCATCGAGCAGCGCAACCACGCTGCCGAGATCACGAAGATCGCCGCGTCCATCCCGGGCGGCGCCGAGCTGGCCATGTCGGCCATCCAGCGCGGCCTGACGGTCGAGCAGTTCCAGCGCGAGGCCATCGAGAAGCTGGCCAGCAAGCCGGTGCCGACCGCCGACATCGGCATGGACAAGAAGGAGGTCAAGCGCTACAGCCTGATGCGCGCCATCAATGCGCTGGCTAACCCCACAGATGCCAACGCGCAGCGCGCCGCGGCGTTCGAGCGCGAGGTGTCTGATGCGGTGGCGCAGAAGCTGGGCAAGCAGGCTCGCGGCTTCCTGGTGCCGTTTGAAGTCCAGAAGCGTGACCTGGTGGTTGGCACCCCGACCGCCGGTGGCAACCTGGTGGCCACCGACCTGTTGGCCGGTTCCTTCATCGAGGTGCTGCGCAACGCCATGGTGCTGCCGGGCCTGGGCACGCAGATGCTGACCGGCCTGGTTGGCAACGTGGCGATCCCCAAGCAGACAGGCGCCGCTACGGCTTATTGGGTGGCTGAGTCCAACGCGCCCACCGAGTCGCAGCAGACCATCGGCCAGGTCGCCATGTCTCCCAAGACCGTGGGCGCCTACACCGAAATCAGCCGCAAGCTGCTGCTGCAGTCGTCCATCGACGTCGAGTCGATGGTGCAGACCGACCTGGCCGCCGTGCTGGGTTTGGCGATCCAGCAGGCCGCGATCAGCGGCACTGGCACCAGCAACCAGCCGGCTGGCCTGTTGACGCTGATCACCCCGTCGGTGGTCGGTGGCACGGACGGCGCCGCCCCCACCTGGGCGCACATTGTCGAGCTGGAAAGCGACGTGGCCGTAGCTAACGCGCTGGTGGAGAACATGGCCTATCTGACCAACGCCAAGGTGCGCGGCAAGCTCAAGACCACGAGCAAGGTGCCGGGCCAGAACGGCTTCATCTGGGAAAACGGCGACACGCCGCTCAACGGATATCGCGCTGCGGTGACCAACGCGGTGCCGTCGAACCTCACCAAGGGCACGTCCACCGGGGTGTGCTCGGCCATCATCTTCGGCAACTTCCGCGACCTGGTGATCGGCATGTGGGGCGGCCTCGACCTGATGGTGGACCCGTACACCGGATCGACCGCGGGCACCGTGCGCGTGGTGGCGCTGCAGGACGTGGATGTGGCCGTGCGCTACACCGAATCCTTCGCCACCATGGTGGACGCCCTGACCACCTGAGCCTGACGCTGCAGCCGTAGCACAGAGCGCGCGCCATGTTCCAGGAAGCCCTCACGACCTTCTTCAACACCGCAGAGTTCGGCACCAGTGCCGTGCTCGATGGTGTGGCCGTGGTCGGCATCCTGGACAAGGGCTACGCGCTGGGCAACGTGGGCCTGGTGGGCATGGCCGGCGCGCAGCCGGTGTTCACCTGTCCCACGCCCGCCGGCGACCCGGTGGGGCGGCTGCTCACCGTCGGCGCCGAAAGCTACGTGGTGGCCGCGCACGAGCCGGACGGCACGGGCGTGAGCCGCCTGCTGCTGGAGGTGTCGGCATGAGCATGGTCAACGACCTGGTGACCGCGGTGGTGGACGCCCTCAAGGCCGCCCCCGCCGTGTCCCCGCGCGTGGAGCGTGTGCGCCTGCGGGCCTTGCCCGCGAGCGCCGGCACCGCCGTGGTCGTGCGCCCGCTGGGCAGCGACGTGCAAGACGCCGAGCTGCTGACTGGCCATCCCTACGTGTGGACCACCAGCCTGGCCGTCGAGTGCTACGCCCGCGCCCCGCAAGGCACCGCGCCCGATGTGGCGGTGGATGCCCTGCTGAATGCGGTCTACGCCCGCCTGCTCCAAGACCCGACCCTGGGCGGTGCGGTGGCGGTCCTGCAGCCGCAGGCCATCACCTACGACTACGACGTGGACGGCGAGAACGTCGTCTGCGCCACCCTTCAGATCAATGCCCGCCAGATGACGACGGTGGGTGCCAGCTTGTAAACGAAAGGAAAAGGCCATGGCCTACTACTTCCCCGAAGGCTCGAAGTTCTACTTCAGCAANACNTTNGCTGCTGCCAAAACGATCAGCGCGATCACCAACGCCTCGCCCGCTGTGGCCACCTCCACGGCCCACGGCTACGTGGACGGCGACGAAATCCTCCTGACCTCTGGCTGGGAAGATGCCACCGACACCGTGTTCCGCGTNGATCANCTGACCGCCGACACGTTCCAGCTGCTCGGTCTGAACACCACGGACCTGAACTTCTACCCGGCCGGCTCNGGNGCNGGCGAGGCNCGCAAGGTCTCGACCTGGGTGGAAATGCCGCAAGTGCTGAGCATCAGCACCAGCGGTGGCGACGCACGTTTCACGACCATCAGCCCGCTGGCCAAGCGCAACGACATCAACGTGCCCAC